GAGATGCCAGTCAACACCATCAGTATCTATTGAAAAATAATCAAAGTCTCTAGGTATGTTATATAAGTCCCAAACTTCTTCAATGTTGTGTCTTGTTATGAAATGTTTGTGTAAATTTATACTAGGATTAGAGGGAGCAATAGCATCTAGCATTATTCCTGTCCAGCCTTTTTCTTCCAAAAGAAACCTCGTATTGCACTCGTTTCCGTCTTGGGTTCCTATCTCAACATAATATTTGCTATCTGTTCCTATCTTATCAAAGATATACTCGGTGATTCCGTCTTCTCCAAACTGGGAAAAAACTTTTTTTTCATAAGAGTCTAGTTTTGTATTTTCGTTTTTTATTAATGATTTACACTCTATCACTATTTTAAGTTCGTCATCTTCTTTGGTAAACCATTTTCGTCCGAACCTTTTGGTCATTATCTTGTTAAGTAACTTAAATTCTTCCGATTTTATCGGGTCTTCAAGAACTGTTTGCATTCTATAAGTGTTCATTATGTAAAACTGGTAGGGGTTTATTCTTGTAAAATATTTTATTAAATTCTAATTTATTTTCATCGTAATTCCACGCATAGCTACAGCCCGACTCTCCCCATCTAGCTTTTTGATATTCTACCTTGGCTTTTCCATTGCTGTGCAGCCAAGTCATGTGTTTTACATGTGCGACCCCCGTTGGGATTTCTAGGCTTGAAAGTTTTTTGTAGTCCGTACCATCTGCATAAACAAAGTCATCATCATAGTATAGCTCTTTTAATCCTCCATGACAATTTACTTTAAAAATCCTTGGTGGACAAAAACCGTCAACCCAAACCGTTCCATCAAAAACATAATTCTTATAATTAATCTTAAACCAGTCTACAAAAGAATTTAATTTAATAAAATTTAAAATATTATTTATTTCTTCTACAGTAAAAATTTCATCAAGGCCAAGAGTCCAGACATAATCTACATTGTCACTTAAAACAGATTTTAAACATATGTTTCTAGCTTCATGCTCTTTCAAGTATTTTTGAGAAGAGCAGTAATGATCTATTAACCCTTTATCATAGTAAGATTCTAGTATTTTTTCTGTATCGTCAGAGGAGTTAAGGGGTAGCCCTAACTCTTTGTTTTCGTAAAAACAATTATGAATGAAACTACATGATAATTCATGTTCTCCATCCTGTTTAAAAGCCAACCAAGGGTCTAAGCAGTCTTGTAGAAACTCTGAGCAATTATATGCCGATGCTATTAAACCGATCTTCATAAAAATCTATGTATTTTTTAGCAACGGTCTTTTTATTAAATTTATTAAAAAGGTTTTGCTTTTGAACAATTTCCAACACCCTTTGCTTTTTGCCTAGATAGTCCATCATTGTCATCATCATAGCTCTAGAGTAGCTATCAATACTAGGCTCTACCGAAAACTCTTCAAATCCAAATTCTTTGGCTGTTGGATTATCTGTACATGTGATTGGTACTGCACCAGCCATTGCACCTTCTATCATACTAAGCCCTATGCCTTCGACTTTTGATGGCAGTAATACTGCCTTGGTTTGGTGATATAACTCATTTAATTTAGAAGCTGTTACAACCCCGTGGTAAACCCCATGAGACGTTGGTTCTGGGCCGCACACATGAAGACTGTTGTGGGGCATTCCCGCATCTCTAAGTGATTGTAAAACCAAACTAAATCTTTTGTTTGGGTCTCCTGCGCGGCCCACATATAAAAAATCAACATCTCTTGTTTTAGGTACGTTTTCCACTTCTAACGATGGCGTATAAACTACGTGGGCTTTTTTCTTAAAGTATTTTTTTACTTGTTTCTTTGTAGATTCAGAAATACAAGTAATTACATCTGCATGTTTAAGCTGGTCTTTTATTTCTTCAACCGGATAAGTGTCAATAAGGTGTTCAGGAACGTCAAGAATGTTAAAAATTTTTAAGCCACCAGTTAACATTTCATGCTTAATGGCTTCATCATAAACGTCGGGATTTATTGCGATAAGCAGATCAGGCTTGTTGTCAAAAACAACAATCTCATGACCTAGTTCTTCAAAACCTTTTTCAAGCCTATTGACGATAGAAATTTCTTCGTCTCTCCATCCTAAAATTTTTACTTTCATAATACTGATTCTAGTTTTTTACATACATAATCAACTTCTCTTTTTGTTATTTCGGGGTACATCGGCAAGCTTAGTTCCATAGACGCTTGTTTTTCTGCAACTGGAAAGTCTCCCCTTTTGTGCTTAAGTTCTTTGTACGCTTTTTGAAGATGAATTGGCTTTGGGTAATGTAATCCTGTTTGAATTCCATGAGATAAAAGTTCTTGCTGGACTCTATTCCTGTTTCTTATAAACACTGGGAATATGTGGTACACACACTTATTTCCTTCTTTTACTTCCATCATTTTAATTTTTGGATTTTCAGATAGGTTGAGTCTGTATCTATGAGCAGCTTCTATTCTTTTTTCTGTCCACTCGTCTAAAAAAGGAAGTTTGATATTCAGAGCAGCAGCTTCTATTTCACTCATCCTATGATTACAGCCAACTATATCATGCATGTATTTTTTGGATTGGCCGTGATTAATAAAGCACTTCATTAATTCGTAAAGGCGTTTAGAATTGGTGACTACCGCACCGCCCTCTCCACAAGTTCCTAAGTTTTTTCCGGGGTAAAAACTGAAACAAGTCATTGTGGCATAATTGGTGATTGGTTTTTTATTAAAAAGTGCGCCATGCGCTTGTGCTGCATCATTTATTAGTATTGAATTGGTTTGGTTCGCTACAACTTTTAACCCTAGCAAGTCACAGGGGTTTCCGTACAGGCTTGTTGGTAATATAATCCTAGTTTTAGAGCCAGCAGCTTTAACCGCGCTATCAAAACTCATATTACAGGTTGAGTCTACGTCCACAAATTTGTGTTTAAAATTTGGACAATAAGAAATGGCCTCGCTGGTTGCTATAAAGCTATTTGGTGTTGTTAAAACCTCTCCAGAATACTTATAGCAATATAATGCGGCATGAAGGGCTGATGTGCCGCTGCTTGTGGCCACACAGTATTTTGCGTCACAATACTCAGCGAATCTTTGTTCAAACTCCTCAACCCTTTTTCCAGACACAAACGCGCAACTATCAATAATATCTGAAATCTCAGACATTAATTTTTTCTTGATACGTCTGTTCTGTTTTTCTAAATCTAAAAATTTAACATTCATACTTTTGGTTTTGCTGGGTTACCATAAACAGTTGTATTCGCAGGAACATTTTTTGTTACCACTGATCCTGCACCGACAATTGCATTTTCACCAATTTCTATTCCACATAAAATTGTAGCATTTGATCCAATTGAGGCTCCTTTTTTTACAATTGTTTTTTCTAGTTGCCAATCACCGTCTTGCTGCTTAGAGCCGTCTTCGTTACAGGCTTTTGGCTTCTTGTCATTAATAAACATAACTCCATGACCTACAAAAACTTCATCTTCAATTGTTACCCCCTCGCAAATAAAAGAATGGCTAGATATTTTACAGTTCTTGCCTATAGTTGCGTTTTTTTGGACTTCGACATAAGAACCAAGTGTTGTGCGCTCTCCAATTTCGCAGCCATAAACATTTACATAGTTGTGAACGGTTACTGCCCGTCCCATTTTGGTATCTTTTACATTACTGTACATCGAAAGGTTCTCCTTTAAGCCCTATTGACTTGTTTGTAGCCTCAATAAGCTGTACAACCTTTTTACCTAGTTCTGGGCCAGAAATACACTCTGCTCCATCCATGCAATCGCAGAAGTGTCTAATTTCTTCTTCAATAGCTTCAGTGTGTTCAAGTTTTGGGCAAAACATATCACCCGATCTATAATCAAAAACGCTTTCATCATAGCTAACGCTTTTGTCATATATCATTATTTTTTCTGAAGGTTTATTATCGTTATAAACAACCATCTTTTCATCGCCATTTAAGATTAGATTTCTTACCTTGATGGGTGAAAACCAGCTAATATGTATGTGTGCTGAAAAGTTATCCTCATACTGAATAGATATATTAGCTACATCAGCATTACCCTTTGGGGTGTGGGTAGAACCCACGGCTGATAAGAACATGGGTTTTTTGTCTCCGATAAGATAACTTAAAATAGAAAAATCGTGAGGAGCTAAGTCCCATACGACATTAGAATCTCTTTGAAATAAACCAAGGTTAATCCTGCACGAATCAAAATGTTTTAGATTGCCTAGGTGATTTGAATCAATTAGCTCTTTTAGTTTTCTGACTGCCCCTGTAAACAAAAACGTGTGGGCAACCATTATAGTCAAGCCTTTTGATTTAGCAATCTCATTAAGAACGTCACATTCATTTACATCCATTGTCATTGGCTTTTGGATGAGTACGTGTTTACCTGCCTCAAGAGCTTTTTTAGCCAATTCAAAATGTGTAGAAATGGGTGTCGCTATAATAATCCCATCAACATCACTGTGTCTGCCTAGTGCTGTTTCTAGATTGTCGTACAAAGATGTGACAACCGGAAGCTTGTTTAAAGCTTCGGGATTAGTATCAACAATAAAATCTAACGAAGCATGTTTAACTTTTTGTATGTTTCTTACAATGTTTGGCCCCCAGTAGCCACAACCTATTAATCCTAGTTTTTTCATTTTATTCGTTCCAAAGTTTTAATCCGTGTTTAAATGTTTCGTATTGTTCTAATTGTTTTTCTGTTATTGCTACTTGATTTTGTTTTTTTTCTATTGGCCTTATTTCTTCCCACTGCTTTTGCCATATGTCTTTATTAACTTTGATTCTATTTTCAAAATTCACATAGCCAATGTGATAAAGAAATACGTTTTGCATTTTTAAAGTGTCCAAATACTTTTCTAGTGTTTGACATTGACCAAGCAGGTATTGCTGGCTACGAACCAAGCTTCCATCTTCATAGATAAGCTCGTTAGAGTCACTTTTTGCTGGGTCGTATTTGCCATTATCAAGTCGTGCAAAATCAACAGGCCCACGATACAAGTCACCCCCGTGAAGAGCCCACATAAAATTAACATTATTTTCTTTGTCCCATCTTACTTTTTCTGTGGTTCCCCAAAGGTCTAAAATAGGTATCATGTAAGCATCGAAATCACTGAACCTCATTTGGTAAGCTAACCTTTCCCACTCACCACGTTGATATAGGGGTATGCGCTGATCTAAGCCAAGTAAAATTTTGAATTCTTGAGTCGTGTTTTGTAAAGCTATATTAAAAAGCTTTCCGTCTAGGCATGGGTCTTCATAGCTTATATTGGCTTTTACCAATTTAAGATTAGTATATTCTTTACAAAGCTCTTCAAAAGCCTGAAGGGTGGCGTCTTCGCTTTCATTTATGGAAATTACAACTTCTTCTGCAAAGGTACAGAAATTATGCACCGCCTCTTTATAATCGAAGCTATTTTTGATTACATTGAAGGCAGTGCTATAAATCGAAAACATTTCTCATTATAGCTATTTTTTTGAGAAATTAAAACTATTTTTTAAGTGCGTCGTCTAGTTTTTCTTCTAGTCTATTGAAGCGGTGGTCGATTCTCTCTACAAATGATTGGAAGTCGTCTTTAGATACGTATTTTTCAGGCATAGAAAGGGCTAAATTCGTGTGCTTTTCTAGGAGGTCTTCCATGTCCTCTATATGCTTTATAAGCAGCCTCTCATGGCTTGCTTTTAGCTCGTTAATATGGCCCAAAACCATCTTAATTAACCACCCTCCAAGGAACGAAACAAGTCCGAAGGCCACATTGATTAGAAGTTGAGTATCCATCGTCAAATATAATTACACTCTTATAAATGAACGTGTACAAAAAAATTTTAAAAAATATAAGACTATTAATTCTTTTTATTATATTTGTCTGCATTTTTACCTTTGGTTATAAGTTTTTTATTGTTGTGGGGGATTCTATGAATCCTTCTCAGGATAATTTTGATATTGTATTAGTTAATAAACTTTCTTATGATTTTTCAGAACCCAGAGAGGGCGATGTGGTGGTCTTTTGGGACTATGAAGAAGAAGACTTTTTAATAAAAAGGGTAATAGGGGTTCCGGGCGATGTAATTCAGATTGTAAATGGCTACATATTTAAAAACAATAAATTATATATTGATGAATTTAGCCACATAAATATAAGCGAAGGTTCAACTTGGGAACCAGAAATAGTTCAAGAGGGCCAATGCTGGGTAATAGGTGATAATCGAGATGATACTTGGTTTGGTTTGGTCTGGAATGATGAAATCGTAGGCCAGCTACAATGAAAATGGTGGAAGCGGCGGGAGTCGAACCCGCGTCTTTAAAACCATCTGCTCAGATATACTACAAGCTTAGTCAGTGTTACTTGTCCCGCGCTTCGTCACTGACAACTACACACGAGGCTGGAGGCACTTTATTTATACTAGACTCCTCACCCTTCCTAGTTTTTTTTGCCCGTTATCGACGCCCTAGCTCCTTAACGAGCATCCAGAGTAGGACGGGTAGCTTACGCAGCTACAGCAGCCTCTTCAGCCCAACCGAACTTAGCGAGAATCGCATCAGCTTCGGCCAGAGAAGGGGCCATATCAACATTATTTTTGGCAGTTGAATAGCCTTGACGGATTTTTAAAGAGGCCAACCATCATCCTCTACTTGCAATCTTGCGTAAGGCCCTAAATCGAAACCAGTACGCTCCCTTAATATATTATACACAAAAATAAAATTTAATCAATTAAAATTTAGTCATCAAACCCATTTTGGTCAAATGTGCTTTGCCTTCTGGGCCACAAAAATGAATTGCATCTCCACCTTCTCTATCGTCATCGTAGGGACGTTTGTTTTTCCAGCCCACAAGCCAATACTTTAAATTTCCAAGGTCTGGATAAAGTGGATGAATTTTAATTTGTTGCTCGTGAAAGAAAAAACTTAAAAGACATTGTTCATTCCACTCTTCATGAAGGTTGTCTTCGTTCACAAATGAGGTTACTGGATTTTTGTGTAGGTTATATTTTTTATAAAAGCCAAACCATTCGCCAAGTTTTGGAACTTTATTATAAAAATCAGTGATCGCTTTTTTATTAGCGTAAATCATAGCCCCATTATAGTATTCGGGCATATCACCTTTAAATTTAAAATTTTGTTTTAAAAAATATTTAAAAGCCTCTCTTTGTGATTTTTTGGGCTGCGGCATCATGTGAATACCATGACACTCTTCCTTAAATACATCCCTAGCTTCTGCTCTCACAAGTATATCTAAATCTAAAAGAATCATTTTTTCATATTCAGATTTAACAAAGTGATCAAAAATAGAAAACTTTAACATACAAGCACATTGGAAAAAATTAAGTGTTGATGGTAAACTCAACGCTGGAATTGAGTCCTCATCAATAACCACCAAATCTGCTTGAACTTTTTCTGCATACGCCTTGAATGCGTATAGCGGTGCAAGCTCCCAAGTGTTATTGGGGCAATTTTCTTCGTTTCTGGATTTTGCGTTGATTGTATAGATTACGTTTTTAGAAGTCATCTTCAAGAACTCCAGAGCTTTGGTAATCTTTAACTTTTCTTTCAAAGAAATTGGTCATCGCTCCCGTGTCAACAACTTCAGCAAGCCACGGAAATGGGTTCTGATCGCTGTCAAAACGGAAGTCGATGCCAATGCCTTCAAGACGCCGATTACCAATGTATTGCATGTAATCGACAAACATCTCAGCATTTAAGCCAAGAATTCCTCGTGGAAGAACGTCATGAGCATAAGCTATTTCAAGTTCAACAGCTTTTTTGATGTGCTCAACAGTTTCTTCCTCGAATTTTTTTGTCCACACCGATGGATATTGTTCTTTAATCGTATTTATTAAATACGTACCAAATTGGATATGTAGACTCTCGTCTCGGAGGGTATACCTAATTTGGTCAGAAAGTCCGGGCAGCTTATTTTGCCGACCTAGGGCCAAAAGCATAGCAAAGCCACTGAAGAAAAATGTACCTTCACAAACAATATAATATGTAATTAAATTTCTTAAAAATTCTCTTTTTCCCTCTGTGCTTTTTGTAGAAAAATCCTGACGATTAATATCAGTTGTAATTTGCATCAGGAAGTCGTCTTTGGCTTTAATAGAAGGAATGTTTAAATAAGCTTCATAAACCTCACCAACTTTTAATGAAAAAGAATCACAGCACGTTACAACAGTCCAGTTGTGCAAAGACTCCTCATATGCTTGCCGCATGATGTATTGGCCGCATTCAGCGTCCGTTATCCACTTCGCGACATTAAGAAGTAAATTATTGCCAACCAAGGACTCACTTCCAGCAAAAAACCCAAGGCATCTTTTAACGAGTAATTTTTCATCTTTGCTTAAAGTTCCATTTTTCCACTGGTCTACGTCATCGCTCATGTTTATTTCGGCTGGCGACCAATTATTTGCTACGCCTTTTAGAAACAAATCCCAAGCAAATTCATGTTTGTGGGGTAAAATTTGATTTACACCCGCTACATTCTCATCCAATAATAATCCACTCTTACTCATTACTTATACAATATATATACACTTTTTATTGACAACTTTCACAAGTTGGGTCTAAGATCGAGCAAGCTTTAGGAGAAGACCCGCTATCATTATCACCACTTGGGTTAGTATTATCAGAGTTACCACCACCCTGAGTCGATTTCTCAATTTCGCTCGCACTTCTGTTCCTTAAATAGTATGTGCTTTTTAACCCTCTATTCATAGCATGGATATATAAATCATGCAAATATTTTAAAGAGGTAGATTTATTAAATAAATTCAAAGATTGCCCCATATCAATCCATTTTTGCTTGGCGGCAGCACCGTCAACCAGCCTGAATTGATCGTGGTCAAATGCCGTACAGAACCTTTCCTTGAGGTCTGGGGGGATATCGCCATTTAAACGGCTCAGATCGCCATCTACGGCCTTTATGGCATCAATCATGCCTTGGTTCCAAAGCCCTCTTTCCTTACATTCTTTAATAAACCACTCGTTAATGATTGTAAGATTACCACTTTTATTTTCATATACAAAAAGCACAGAAAAATCTGGCTCAATACAAGGCGAGCAACCCTGAATATATGATATGGTAGCAGTGGGAGCAATTGCCATAGTATTACTATTACGCATTCCATGATCTTTTATGTGGGTTCTAAGTGTTTTCCAATCTAATTCGGGGCAAAACTTTTTACCCCTGTGAACCAAGGGTTTTTCACCCAAGTATTCCATAAGGTTTTTATAAGTATCAATAGGCAAAATGTCCTGACTCCAAAGAGAGCCATCATAAGTTGAATATGTTCCTTTTTCTTTAGCAATTTTGCTAGAATTTAAAATACAATGATATGAGATAAACTCATAAAGCTCATCAGAAAATTTAATAGCATCATCGCTAGAAAAATTAACTTTATAAGAATGAAAAACATCTGCCCACCCCATAGTTCCCGCACCAACAGGTCGATGACTCATGTTGGCTTTTTCAGCTTCTTTGGTTGGATAAAAATTTAAATCAATTACATTATCCAACATACGCATTTGCGTTGCTATGGTTTTTGCAAGCATTTTAAAATCTAAATTACCATCTTCTTTTATGTGTTCTTTGAGATTGACGGAGCTTAGATTGCATACGGCAGTTTCTCCAACTTCAGTTTTTTCACCTTCATCAAACTTTGAAGGTTTCGTGTGCAAAAAGATTTCTGTGCAGAGATTAGAGCTATGCACTACGCCCTCATGACCATTAGAGTACCTTAGATTGGCATTATCTTTAAAAGTCATCCAAGGATGACCAGTTTCAAAAAGTACCCTAAGCATTTTTTTCCAAAGGTCTTTAGCTTTTATAATTCTAAAGTTTTGAATTTTGCCATCATCAGCCATCTTGCAGTATTTTTTGTATCTCTTATCAAAGTCTTGTGCATACAATTCATGTAGGTCGCGCACATCAGATGGAGAAAACAAATACCAATCCTCATTAGCTAAAACCTTTTTAAGAAACAAAGAAGGAAGCCAATTGGCTGTATTCATGTCATGGCAACGGCGTCTTTCGTCGCCCGTATTCTTTTTAAGATCAAGAAAGTCTTCAATATCTAAATGCCAAGGCTCTAGGTATGCACAGCCAGCACCGGGCCTTTTACCCCCTTGGTCAACTGCTACAAGCGTATCATTATAGATTTTAAGCCACGGAATTAACCCAGAAGATTTTCCATTAGTGCCTTTAACATAAGAATTAGCAGCGCGGAAGTTAGTAACATCGAAACCGAGACCTCCAGCAAATTTACTTTTTCGGGCTTCTTGCCAAAGACCTTCAAATATACCATCAATGGAATCATCGAAAGTATTAAGGTAACAACTAGAAAGCTGACTATGGGTACTGCCACTATTAAACAGAGTAGGAGTTGAACAGCATAAATGAAACTGAGAAAGCACGTTGTAAAACTCAATCGCTCTTTCTTCTTTATTTTTTTCATTTAATGCAAGCCCCATTGCCACACGCATCCAAAATGCCTGTGGAGTTTCTAAACGCCTTTCATCGAGGTGATGAAAATAGCGATCATATAAAATTTGTAGACCTAAATACTTAAATTTAAAATCTCTATCCAAAACCATCGCTTCAGACAGCTTTTTTAAATCAAAGTTTAAAAGTTCTTTATTTAAGACTTTTTCTTTAACAAGTAATTTGATATTTCTTACAAAAGAAAGTTTGTACTGATGCTCGAAAACGTCACTGTCGCGACTCTCTCCAAAAACCTCTTTATGGATATTAAACAAAAGAAGCTTTGATGCTACATATGAGTAGTTTGATTCTTTTTCGATTTTCTGCCTTGCACTCATGATGAGTGCCTTATCTATTTCTTTGGTAGTGATTTTATCGTAAAGCTGAACATGGGCATCTAATACAACCTCACTAGGAGAAACATTATCAATGTCTTCACATGCTCTTTCGGCACAGATATTGATTTTATTTATGTCTAGTTTTTGAAGTCTACCGTTTCTCTTTTTAACTTGAATCTCGTTTTTTGACATCTTGAAAGCCTTAAGTCTACTAACATTACATCTTTTTTAAGAAAAAAAAAGTAAAAAAACTCAAGAATGAATTTTTTATCCAGAGCAATCCCAATAAGTGTATTGGGAATGTTTACAAGTCTCTTCCTACTATCTTGGCCCCTGCTTCACCAGCTTTCGGGTCTTGTATGTGCCTTTTTCCTTTTCGTTTTTTGGCATAATCATCAAACCACTGCTGCTTTAGGGGGTCATATCCGTTTTGCTGAACACGCTTCTCGCTTGCTTCTTTTGACCTGTCTTGAAGTTCTCCGTAGGTTTCTTTCTTGTTATCTACTGATCGGGCCATTTGTGCTGTAGAATAAATATCTGGCCTCGTATCAATAGCTGCATTTGGATTGGTAAAAATTCTATTCCATTCTACACCAGACTCATCAACATAAACATGACTGTCTGTCATGCGCTGTTGCACTTCTATTGTCTCTTTGGTTTTTGGGTGTTCAAATATATAGAAAGGCATTATTCGATCTCCTGCATTTTTTCTAAAATAGAATCTGTAGTTTTTTCGTAAGTAAATTTTTCTTGAAGCAAAAGACCCTCTTCATTTATTCTATTGGCCTTTACTTTTTCAATTACTTCTTCACATGCAGAGATAAATTCATCTTCATTAAAGTCGTAAATGTTTCCTTGATTGTAAGGAGTCCCTTCTTTGAAAAACATATTGTCGTATACAGGAATTTTTCCAGATGGATTTACTAAAACAGAATTGCCTTCATTAGCCCACTCTTTATATGCAGAGGCATTTAAAATCACAGCGTGTTTACCCATAGCTACTGATTGGAATTCTGGTAAAGCCCAACCCTCCCCTCCTGACATGCCAAGTATAACATCGCCAGAATTTAAGAAGTCATTGTAAAGTGTATTTTTTGTCATGTAGCCAAAGAAGTTAACATTGAAGAATTTTTGGCCTTGGGTCATAGCTGCCGTAATTTTTTGATTATCTTCTTCACTCACAAAGCTGTTGTAAATAGCAGCTTGTAAAAAATATTCTTTTTGATTACCAAACCTTTTGATCCATGCTTGAATCATTTTTTGGTGGTGTTTTCTTTTTTCAAATTTACCAACTACATTAAAAGTGATTCGTTCATCACTAAAGTATTTTTTGTTAGTTCTATGAAAATTATAATTATCAAAACCAAGCGGTATTGTACATACATTGTTGGCTCCAAAAAGCTTATAAACATCTTCAGACTCTTTGCTTGAAAAGGCAACCCCCGCATTGTTTTTAACAATGTTAATTTCTTCTTTGGTGGGTTGATCTAATTCGTAAAACGAAAAAAGGAATTGATTTTTACTAAAGGATTCTAATGACCCATTTATATGCCATAGTTTAAAAATCGGAGTGTCTCTATCATGCGTATTTAAAGATTTGTTTACGCCCTCTGTAACCCACTGAACAAAATCCCTGTCATCTTTTTGGCTAGATAGGTCTACAGTATTACCAATTGGAAAAATAGCTGGGTTATGACCTTTTTTCTTCATCTCTCTTAAAATGGCTGTGGACACCTGCCCAAAGCTCACAGTGTTAAGAGGTACGTTTACTGCAAATTCCATGTTTAATATATAAAATTTTCTTAAAAAGCACAAAAAAAATCGGAAGAAATTAATCTCCCGATTATGTTTTATATGAAGACTTCTTTATTAAAGAAGGTCATCACCCCCTTGACTTGAGGAAGTCTGTGCTTCCGTAGTGGCAGGTTGTGCCTCACGGGCCTTGTAAATCTGATAATCAGGTTGATTATCACGCTCTTTCCGGTTGTTCTTAAAAACAACCACTTTGACGGTTTTCTCTTCACCATCAATGTCGAGCTTTACATTGCCAGCCAGATATTTCTGGCCACCGTTGCGACTCTCCCGTGCCCACAGAGCACCGATGTTTGTGTTTTGACTAGTGTTTGTATCTTCACTCATAATATGTCAATATAGTTTAATATTGGTAACTGTCAAGAATTATTTTCTTGAGGGGTTGTTACGGTTGTCGTTGTTGGTTCAGTCCTCTCTCCCTCAGTCGGAGGGAACTGGAGATTAGCCAAGGCAATGATCGCATAACCAGTGAGGCACAGGTTTGCAGCCATAATCATAAGGGCAGCACGTGCATATCCGGTTTTTACGGTCATCATATTTGACTTATTATCTGTAGTATCTGTCATAGAACACCATCTTACGAGTGGGCTACTATTTTGTCAAACTTTTTTTTACGTTATTTCGACATTGATTGCTTTTGCTTCTTCTTTCTTATTTAATTTAATAGTAAGCATCCCATCTACATGACTAGCCGAAAGCGTTGAAGCATCCGAGTCCTTGGGTAGTAAGAATGAGTTGTATCTTGATCTGTCGCCATGTTTAGCTATAACATTTACTTGTCCATCCTGCGCTTGAATTTTGATGTCATCTTTTTTAAAGCCAGCCAATGCTACCTTATAAATGTAAGAATCATTTTCACAAGAAGCTTTTACGTCATTTGCGGTTCTTCTCCAGTAGGCGTAATCTCCATCGAAAAAAGCATTGTCCCAATCGGCAAAAATATCATTAAATAATTTGTTTGTATGTCTATAAGTATTCATAGTGCCTAGGTTTAAGCATCGGGTGTGCCAAAAGAAAACCCCCGATTTCTCAGGGGTTTTCAGGGGGTAGGGGGAGACAACGTGACCATCTGTCTCAATAAATGTGTGTCATTACTTCTCTGTTATGTAAAATTCCTCTTTGTTTTTTTTCTTTGCAACTTTAATAAAATTTTCAGCCAGTTTTTTACCCTCTTCAGTATAGGGGAATGCTCCTTGTGTATAATGATTCTTTTTGCAAAGAACTAAATACATTTTATTTTTTCTTTTTTTTGGCATTATACTTTTCAAATTCAATTTCTATTCCATCTAAAATTCTAGCTTCTACGTTTCCTCTTGCAACTAGTGCTCCATATGCTTCTTTATTATGGTCAACTATTCGTTGGCTATATTTCGTACCTTTTTCTGCTCTCTCAAAAAACTCTACATATTCATTAATTTCATCTTCCCACCATGATATACTTTTATAAGACATCAGATAGTTTTCTTGAAAATAATTTTTATTCAGTCTTTTCATTTTTGAGTTCTTCTTGCATTAACTCTCTTAACAGCTTTAAGTTAAAAACGTAAAAATTCTCAAATACAGCACCTTCTCTTTTACATTCTTCAAAATTATCATACTCAGCTTTTTCAATTATTTGATCTAGTAAATTTAAGCTTTTCTTCATTTATATTATTATAATAAAAAACATTTAAAAATTACAATAAATAATTAGCTAATTTTTTAGGGTCTATTTCTACAAAAATTCCTTCCTGTGTTAGTTCTATCATTTGATCTATACTGAAGCCTTCATCACGAGCCCAATTGTATTTCTGTTGGTTGATCATAAAAGATTTTATTTTAACATCACCAAAAATATCAGGCTGTATTAAAGCAATACCAACCTTGTTGGTTTCAGCGTTAGAGGCAAGCACTACAGTGTCAATATTTGTTTCGTCAATACGTAAACGAAAACCAAGCTTTATGGCATCACTCTTAACAGATAAAATATATTTTTTAAGGTGTACGTTCACACCTATAATTACACTTAATTATATAATAATTATCTAAGTATTCTATACTTAACGATTTCACCATTTAACGCATTAGTATATATAAACATAACCTGCTCTCTTCCTTCTCTTGGGTTATAAAATTTTATATATTCACTCTTAAAAGGAAACGATAGGTCTGTTTGTTTTTTGGTCATTTTCATTTTTTTTCTCCTGTTGTTGGGTGCGTATAAAAAAAGTAAGGACTGTTACCGTAGCTTCTATCAATATCTTCGGAACTCATGGCTTCAGAATTTATTTTTATTCTAGGCACACTATTTTTGTCGTAAGGCACAATAAAATCGGGATTGTGCCAACGCAACAAATTGTTTGGGGGGATACAAAAGTTTCCATCATCCAACTCTATGAATTGATAACACTTACTATCTTGATCGTTTGCATAGCCCACGTTAAGCTCATTTAAGTCACCCTCATAGTCATCAATAGTAAATATATATTTACCCGAACGCCAAACACCATCCCTGCAATGAACATCAACACGCTTGTGTTGTAAAAATGCGAAGGTAGTTACTGCAATATTATTACTTTGGCAATCCCAAGTCTGAAGTAGCGATAGTCTTTTTTCTTCATCGCTCGATAAAGAATCAAATTTTTTATTGTGGCAAAATGCAGATATCGGCATCATCCAGAAATTTGCGCCAAAATGTGATTGAAAATGAAAATGCATTGGCCTATTTAGCATAGACTTGCATCCAAAAATGTAGCCTTCGGTCAACCCGCCATCATCTTTGGGGAATATATATTTATTTCTTATGTAACATTGAATATACGGAGTGTTTGCATTTAATTGAGCCATTTTAACTATTCCTCTTCTGTTCTAAGAATTTCGCATATAATACTTTGTTTTTCGATAAAGCCCTCTCGATAGAGATATTCAACGATCTTTTCAGCTTCGATGGCAGAAACATCATTATGAAGATCATGAATTTTGACTTTGGTTTTAAAAACCTCTATCCTAAGACCATTAAGCTGAACAATTTGAGGCTTTGTCCTCACACCTATACTTACACTAGTGTAAAGAATAATGTGAATCTGATTATATCATCGCACTTAATAGACACACCAAAAAGTGATACTATGGCGATTAGGTATTTAACCTCTTTTTCTAGGTGTGATTTAAAATTATATAATTTAATTGAAGTTGAGCAAGAACTTAAAGATTCATATTATACATATATGAAAAATTTAGGCCTAATGGATTATGTGGACTATTATATAACACCAGAAGAATATGAATCAGGACTAAGGCTAGACATTGACTTCAATTACACAAATACTATAAAAACTAACTGTATCTCTTTAAACAATGTTCATTTATTAAAAAACCAATTAAAGATTTTTAGGTAAAAGATGTTTAAAAATATTCTATCAGCAATTCTAATTATTATCTTTATTGTCATTGGCATTACTGTCTTAATACCAGCCTTGCCCATTATAGCCGTTATTATTTATTCGATTTTCGTGTTGATATGGAGCATGATAACAGGAGAATCTATTTGGGGTGAGTATGGCCCATTTTGGTAAAATGATTAAATTTGCTGACAGTGAATCGTCATTTGATGACGCTAATTTTGTTATATATGGCTACCCCTTTGAGGGTACTGCTTGCTTTAGAAAAGGTACTGCTTTAGCACCTGATGAAGTTCGTGAGGAAAGCTACAATTTTGAAACCTATCTCTTAGAACTCGGCATAGACCTGTGTGACTTATCTATCCATGACCAAGGAAATCTTTTAATAAAAGATAACCAAATAGAAAATGAAATCTTATTGGAAGACTCTGTAAGAAATATAATTAGTAAAAACAAATTTCCAATTGGAATTGGCGGTGAGCATTCAATGACGCCTCCAGTTGTAAGGGCAGTAAAAGAAAAATACCCCGATTTATCAGTGGTTATTATTGATGCCCACTTAGACTTTAGAAAAGAATACGAAGGAAATAGTAAATCACATGCAACCACTGCATATCAGTTAGTGGAGATGCTCGGAAAAGATAACGTCTACCCAATAGGAATTCGTTCAGCTTCAAAAAAAGAAATACAAAGAGCAGGAGAAATGGGTTTTGATTTTTGCCGTAGTATAGATTCAATTAGTAGTCCTGTTTATCTAAGTTTGGACATGGATGGGATTGACCCAGCCTACGCTCCCGGTGTCGGCACTCCTGAGCCTTTCGGTTTAACACCTTTAGAGGTTATCAAAATAATTGATAGGTTATCTAGTAAAATGGTGGGTTTTGACTGTGTTGAGGCGTGTCCTCCACTTGACAACGGTAACACATCTTCATTAGCAGCTAGAATTATGAGACATGTGATAGGAGCCCAAAGTAAATGAGCAGTCCTATTAAAAATTTTATAAAAACTCACTATCGACACTTTAATGCAGCGGCTCTGTTAGACGCTGCTGAAGATTATAAAAAGCTCATTGATAATGGTGGCAAAATGTTTTTAACTATGGGTGGGGCTATGAGTACAGCAGAGTTGGGAGTGTCACTAGCTGAAATGATTCGACAAGATAAAGTTCAAGCCATTAGTTGTACAGGGGCCAATCTTGAAGAAGATGTGTTTAACTTGGTGGCTCACGACTATTACAAGCGTATTCCAAATTATAGAGACCTTACAGCTTTAGACGAAAAAGAGTTACTAAATAAAAAGCTAAACCGAGTTACAGATACATGCATTCCCGAAGAAGAAGCTATGCGACGTTTAGAATCTAAGATACTTCCTCTTTGGAAAAGTGCTGATGAAAATAAAGAAGAAAAATTTCCACATCAATATTTATACGATATTCTTTTGAGCGGTGACTTAGAGCAGTATTATCAAATAGACCCCAAAAATAGCTGGCTTTTTGCGGCGGCTATGAAAAATTTGCCTATTTTTGTACCCGGCTGGGAAGATAGTACCCTTGGTAATATGTTTGCTGGTCAGCTTATTTTAAAACAAATTAAAAATACAAGAACTGTTAAAGCAGGTATAGATTACATGGTTGATTTAGCTAGTTGGTACGAATCAACAGTAGCTAAAAACCCGCTGGGCTTTTTTCAAATAGCAGGAGGAATATCTGGTGATTTCCCAATTTGTGTTGTTCCTATGCTTGAACAGGACATGCTTCGTAAAGACATAAGAAAGTGGGCATACTTTTGTCAAATAAGTGACTCAACCACTAGCTATGGTAGTTATTCAGGTGCTGTACCTAATGAGAAAATTACTTGGGGAAAACTTGAAACTGACACACCTAAACATATTATTGAAAGCGATGCCACGATTGTTGCTCCGCTTGTATTTGCGTACGTATTAGGTTGGTAGTCTATTTTTCAGACTCTTTCCATTTTTTTGGTAGAGAGGCTTCACACCCCAAGCTTTTGGCGCGGCGTGTCAACTTCCCTTTGAACTCTTCAAAGTTCATAGAGCCAGTATAACGGCCCCAGCTACTTACTGCATCACGAACATCTTGACAGGACATAACAGGGAAAGACCGCTTTTTTGAATCTAGAAAATCACTATCTTTTAGGTCGCCGCGCTTTTTGCCACCAAACCTATCTTGGGCTTCATTGTACTCTTCTTCTTCAAAACCGAAGAAATCAATCTCCCACTGATACTTGTTCCATTTGATGTTCATTTTATATTATTACACACTTTCTAGCCAAAAAAACATAAAAAAAGTGGCAAAACTAAATGTTTTACCACCTTATCCACCCATAGGCTTCCTTAAGATTTACATGCACAGGTGCAATCGGCTGCGGGGCAAGTGTCGGTTGAACAACAGCCCTCCGCGCAGGAACAGTCTGAGCAACCGGAATTTCCCCAGTTACAACCAATTGCAAATAGTGCAGTACAAATTATCACAAGATTTTTCATATAAGTAATTACACTTAAAATCAGTGTTTTTCCATCGTTTTAAATGGCTGTGGCCCAATCTTCAAAAAGTCTGGACGACCATCGTCATGCTTTGGGTAAATTCTAATCATAAACGGAAACTTCTTTTTAGCGGCTTCCTTTTCTTCGTCTTCTGAATCTTCCTTTTCCTTTGGCTCGTGTTCGATAGGGAGCTTCTTAAGGTCATCCTCTGTTGGCATTGGAAGCTTGGGGTCTAAGGCCCACATGATCTTATGCTTTTCGCAATACTCCTGCATACGGCGAACGGGAACAATTAGATTAAAACCCTCTCCCGCACCCCGTACAAGCATACCAATGTACTGGGCGTTGGACTTTAAGTAAACACCGCCACCACTAGAACCGGGAAAAGCTGTTACGGTTGTTTGGTCAAAAACGTGCTTGTTGAGGGACTTAATCAGTCTACCATGTTGAGAGTAAATTCCATCTGTCATGCTGTTTGCGCCCATCTGACCCAGCAAAGAACCAACATGAAGAAGGTCTGTGCCTAATTTTGGAATTTCATCTTTAAGGTGAAAAGTTACAGTGTCGTTGACAAAGTTAAGTTTCCTAACCCGCAAAAGAGCTAAATCGTGACCATCATCTGCGTTACTGTATTTTAAAACCTCGGCGTCCATTTGCAGTCGGCCTACGGTACGCCCGTTTTGTCGAATTTCTTTTACAATCATTGGGTCTTTAAACTCAACAACTGTTTTCTTGGAGCCGTTTACCAAAACCTCTCTTGTTGATCTAAGGTTGTCAATTACATGAGCGGCAGTCCAAACAAAGTTGACTTGATTACCTTTTGCGTCTTTTCTTGTAAAAATAACCCCAGAACCTTCACCATTTGACCACTGGCCTTCTGATCTAATGGTTACAGATACGTTTTGTAGATGGTCTGCAGTGCTCGGTGCTTTTGCTTTTTCGTCAGAATTAGCGGAAAAAGAAAGAAAAACCATTAAAAACGCGGAAGACAGTAGAGTTTTCATACTATATTATAAATAATTAAAATATAGTTTTCTAAAAAAAATCAACCGTCTTTATCTTTTCTTTTCTGGGCTTTTTGGAAATCTGTGTCTAAAAGAAATTCTTCTCCACACTTTTTGCATTTGTACATGGGCTTACCATCACCACCGTGTAGACGGTTGTAGCTTAAGCGACTGTCTGCGCTGGGTACGCAGTATGGACATGCATAATAATGTGGCATAAGTTTTTATGCCTATAATTACACTATTCTGGAGGTAAATACCCAAGTTCTTTGATTGCTTCTGAGTTTTTAATTCTTTCTAAAAGCTTTTGAGATATGTCTTTATAAGACTCTGGTTTAGTCATTGGCTTGAAGCTTTGATAAATCTGCCACGTTCTATGTATACTATTATCACTGTCGGGGGGTTTTGCGTTGTGTTCTTTGTAAAACTTTTCTATATCTTTTGCTTTGCTTATAGGAATGTCTTGTAAACAATAATCGCCTTGTCTTTCTTGAAAAATATTTTCGTCATAAGTTAGGCCGATTTTAGAAAACAAATTTTTTAAACAAGAAAAATTATTATCAAAAATTTCTTCATATTGTATGCAATGATATCTTGGTTCAGAGCCACTTCTATACTTTAACCAAAATTTAGCAAAATTTTCAAATGTTGAAAGACTGTGACTCGCGCAGTGTTCTCCTGAAAACCCAGCTTGATTAACTCTCATTTTTATTTCTTTATTTTGAGAATCAAAGTTATTAATATATTGAGCACCAAACCTTCTCGAAAGTGAACCAAAAATTTCATAAGGGTTTTTTATAATTGCTACAATGTGATAGTCATGGTAAAGAGGAATGTTTTCGGGAGCTACCCCGTTGTCTTTTAATGCTTCTTTAACCACTTGGCTCCTTGGGACGTTAGTCGTTTTCGCAATTATGGTTTGATCTGGAATATTTGTTGCTAAAACAGCATCAACATAATCAGTTTCATTCGTTAGCTCTATGACGTTTTCACAGTCACCCATTTTGGCTCGTAAAACTGTAGTGCCTGAATGGGGAAAACCTATTATTAGTATTTTATTTATATCTGAAATAGGTCTTTTATACAAACTTAAACAAGTAGTGTTTTCTACTGGAGATTGTTTATAATGGGGGTTTTGTGGAATTGATTTAATTTCGCTCCAATCATCAGTTTCATCCTGATACATTTGATAAGGAGTATCCCCAAGTTTATTTATGTTGAAGCGATAAATTTTGTTTTTCCACCGCCCCACACACTGCATTAATTCCATTTCGCTCATTTTAGTCCTGTGTAGTCTGATGATGATCTTATCTTTTGTCCCAGCCCATCTACCATTTCAATATTCAACTCTTTGCAGACCTTGGCCTCTGGTACTTCACCTTGGGTTCTATCACCACCATTAGCAAAGATGTGCGGCTTACATAGCCTTAGTGATTTACATACAGATCGGTCAGTGTCTATTGATATAAATGCTTCGTCTACGCATTGCAACGCCCGAACTATTCTATGTCTGTCATATTGATTCATGAAAGACTTTCCTTTTTTTAGTACAGCTTGTTCGTCACTATTAACAATTACAATTAACTTGTCACCTAAAGACTTAGCCTTTTCAAGCATCTCTAAGTGTCCAACGTGAAGGGGGTCAAAATACCCACTCACAGCTACTGTTATAAGTTCTATATTCATAAGGCTGTTTAGTACGCGATGAAAATGTGGATCATCTAAATATTTTTTATTTATCGAACTCATATTTAAACACCTCTATATCTCTAGTGTAGTAATCCCCCACATCGTCTATGAGCTTCGTGTTCGTGTAAAAGTCTTTATAGTCATAATCTTCGGGGTGGTTAATGTTTGGAAGAAATTTATTTTTGAATTTTAATTTATCAGCTATATAAGAATAATCTTCTTGTGCAGATTCCAACTTTCCGATAAAATCGTATTCAGTTTTACAATTTGGTAGTGCTTCCATTTGTAAAATTCCAACCTGTGATCTCCAGTGCTGATTGACATATTCTGTGTGATTTCTTTCTATGTTTTTTACAAAGTGTACAAAATTTTCAAAAGAATAATCTTTGTTCATTAAATCATAAAGCTTTAATAAATGTAACCCTTTAAAATCATCTTTAACTGCATCATTGTCAATCCATCTTCTAAATTGAAGACAGGCAGAAACCATTCTGTGCCAAGGGTTTTTTACAAATGCAAATTTAAAATAGTTTTTAATTTTTTCTTTTATTTCTACGTTGCATGGAGATTTTATAAAATCTATGTGCATTTTTTTTCTTATAACACCATTGTACCTTTTCTCGTGTTCTGTTTTTTGGATTTGTATGTATTCTTCGTCATAAACCTCTTCGGCTAAAGACAGTATTAAACTGCTTGAACCAGCCTTGCAAATTGGCATAAAAGCGCAATTAAATTTATCAATAACTAACATATAGGGTTTAAATCCATGTTTTTGCTGTGAATCAATTTAATATCTTCTATTTCATTAATTATAACTTCATTCACATTCCATTGTTGGGGTAAAATTTTTATTGTTAAGTCAAAAGAATAATCAAGAACCAAGTTAATAAACCGCCCGTCTCCATAACATTCCTCTGAAGTTTTATTGTTTTCGTGTTCTTCAGATTTTTCCCAAGCTTTTTTAATTAAATTTTTAAATGGTTTTGAATTTTTTGCTATAAAAAAACCAGTATTAATATGTTTGTCAACCTTTGGTTTTCGATTTTCTCTGTATCCGATCCAGTCTTGCTGTCTGCAAATACTTAAATCTACTTTTTCGTCTATTATTTTTTCTGGACTATCATAAAAAACTGTATCCGTATCACAAAAAATTGTTATATAATATGGTAAATTAGTAAACGTCTTTAGTTTTGTTTTAAACTTAAGTTTTTTTGTATTTATTAGTGAAATTTCTTCCAAATGAACATTTTCAAAAGGAATTTTTTTAAGCCACTCAAGCCCTTCTGTGTTCACCCTTACTGTAATTGGGAGGTCGCAGAACTTTCTTAAACTATAAATGCTTTTTACAAGCCGTTTCATAACAGCTGTGTTATCATCTTGAAGCCAAGCTAAATATAAAACTCCTACTTGCATTTTTAAGTTTCTACCTCTTGTTTTTCTAAGTCTACATAAATCATTTCTACGCCAAGTTTTTTCTGAGTTTCACTTAGAACCCTATTGATTCTTTTTCCTCGCCATCTGCCTTTACAGGCCATCGACCTAACAGATTTGGTTTTAACCTCAACCAATCTAATGTCTAGTGTTTCATCATTAACCGCCACGAAGTCAATTGGGCCACCAGTGCTGTTTGGGGGCGCATAAATGCGGTATCCCTTGCGAACAAAGTATGTTTCAGCAATTAGTTGTGATTCACACCCTTTTCTTTGTTTTTCATTCATGATTTTCCTTTAAGTGGCAGGAAAGGTGGGACTCGAACCCACAACCCTCTGCTTAGAAGGCAGATGCTCTATCCAAATTGAGCTACTTTCCCAAAAATGTATTCTGCAAATTCAAATTCCAACTCAGTGTCTATGTCAACAGCCTCGACCTCGCTAAGAGGGTAAAGCAACGGTTTATAACCCACCACGTTTCTGCGTTTAATCATTAACTCTTTTGATATTATGGATATACCATAGCTTATTGCCTGTATATCTGGCAAGTCTTGACTGTTTGGGGAATTGCTTGGATCATAATTAATTGGTTTTCCATCTAGCCACATATGGTGCTTTACAGAGAAAGTCGATGCCAAACTATCGTATTCTTTGTTGTCGAAAAATTTTTGTATTGCATGGTTATAAGTTGCGACCTTAATAAAAGGGCAGGTAACAGGTGCGTACATTATCCACTTAGCATCGGTGTTTGATGCAACGTGCTCAAAATACTCACTATTATTAACTTTTGAACTGGCATAATAGCCTTCTCTTTTGTGCGTCGAAACCCCCATGTCTTTAGCAATTCCCAACATGGTGTCGCAATCAGAGTTTACAACAATATCACCTATATGATCTATTTTCTTCAGGGTAGATATTTTTAATTCCAACAAAGAAGAGTCACCAAAGGGTCTAATGTTTTTATTAACAACCCTTTCTGATCCTTTGCGTACAGGAATTATAGCTGTAAATGTATCTTCCATGTTAAAATTTCATATCACCAAGCTCAGTTCGTGGATCAGGTTTTTCTCCTATTGCTACTAGGGTTTGATCCCAAGATGTAAAATGAATTCCTTTATCATCAATGTAGTACTTTGCTCTTGGTTTCTCGCAAGTTATTTTTGATATATACTTTAACAAGTCGTGTTTCTGTAGCCAGTGCGACACTAACTGCATACCAGTTTTGCCATTAACAAGCGGCCTGTCTTGTTTTACCTTCGCCGTAAATACAATAAGAGTGTACTTTTCAGAAAGAAGCTGTAGAGCTTCCTTAGTTCCTTCGATTGGTTCGCCGTAGCATGTCCCGTCGTGATAACCTTTGTCAAAAGTGTGAATCACGCCATCAAAGTCTATAGCCAAGTTATTTTCTTCAGATTCAAGACCCGGAGGGGTATGCTTAATCTCCTGATCTTTGGCGAACCAAGGGTAATCTAATGGGTGTATTTCTTTTTTCATTTTTTACATTTTTTTAAAATTGATGGACAAGTAAATCCTGCGCCATGAATCAACTCGTAGGTTAAAGCTAACGATAGAATTTCTGATGTATGATAATGTTTTACATCTTGAACAATTTTAATAATATCTGAATTACCACAAGGATTATACTGTGCCGACACTATCGCTGAACGGATATCTTGGTCATCACACCAATTTAAGGCTGTGACAAGAGCGTTGGCAGACGGGCTGTTCAGTGAGCATGAAAATCCAATAGCTAGACACTTTGTTTTGTCTAGCCCCCGAACCCTCATCTCCATCCAGTTCATTAGCCAATCATTAAAGTTTGTATCTCCAATAATTGAAGTGGAAAGAGTGCCACTTCCGGGGGCTATAACATTCTTGTTTGTAAGCCTAGATGAATCTATAGCAGCGTGATCAGCAATAGCCATATTGCCGCCGTGACCAAACATAAAAACATGGGTGCTTTTATTGTAAAGTGATTGTAGCTCCCCCCACTCTTCGGAAGAGGTCACTTCGGCAAACTTGGATTCTATATTTTCTAAATCAATCATAATCTATGTCCACGCTTCTGGGTTTTCGGGGCGTATGTATTCTGCGTCACTGTAATTGTGTATTTTTAGTAGGGTCTTTACCATGTTGTCAGGAGTATCTACTGGTATATAGCCGTTTGCCATTTGTGTTTTTAAATCTTCTGATTTAAATGGCCCTTTTCTTTTTTGGGGGTCTGGGTGTACAATCTTAAATACCCTTTTATGTTTAAAAAGTCTTAGAAAGCAATTCTCATTCTGTGGTGCTTCAACATAATACATATTAACATCATTAAAAATTGCAGCCCCTGCATGAAGGACTTCCCCTCCGGGCATATATGGTAATTGCTTTTTTCCCATAAATCTACTTATATCTCTAGCAAGAAAAGAAATATAGGTTGAAAGCATTGTTGACCATGCCATGTCAGCAGATTCAGAGTCTGCAAACATCAACCAATCTTTGTGATGAATTTTAAAAGGAAAGTTAAATGCACCCGTATCGTCTAGTATAACATCTTTAAAAAGATCAACATAAGGAAATTGTTTTTCATGAGGTTCAATTTTTGTTATTTTACCGTTTTCTATTTCTATGGCATTCATTCCCACTATCGTGCCTATGTCTGGATTTCCTCCAGCCATTCTTCTTCCATTACCCAAACCCATAATTAAATTGAGTCCAAAACCAAATACACCCCGCTTATTATTCTTGACACCCTGAAGGTAGTAGTCTTCTTTCTCTTTGTAGTATTCTTCTTCCGTATCATAAATTTCTTTGGGTATAAAAACAGCATCAGTTCTTACTTTTATTACAACGTCATATTTAAAGTCTTCTTCTTTTTCATACCAAGACTTTAACTCTATGGCTTTTCCCATACTATAAAGCTGGCCCATCTCATATCTTAAAACTCTACCATTATCTATACGAATCATAGTCTTGTCAGAGTCTTTGTAGGCGGTGTTTATGGGGATTTTACTTAGATGTTTTCTCCAATCTTCTTGTGTATCATCTAGCCACTTGTCGTGCCTGACTGTTTGTAGAACGTGAGCTAATGAATCACAAATGGGACCAAATGTTTCTTCGGGGTCTTCTACCACCATGCTTAGGTAGCCGCCATTTTTTTGGTTATTATATTTATTCCAAAGGTCATCTTTTAGGGTTTGGGTGTCGTTTTTTTTATTGCAGCTGTCCCAGTCATCGTCCGGTGTTGAGCCAACCTCACTCCAGCAATGCATAAAAACATCAACATCATGACCCGGAAAATCATAAAACTCTTTCCTGAATGATTCTACTGTTTGCTCATAGAATCGCGGCTGTCCAAATACACAAACGGCAATTCTCATCTTTGAACACCCCCCTCATCAGCTTGCTGCCTAACTATTTTTAGGTTTCTATAACTTTGATCTTTTAAGTCTATATGATATTCTCTATAAGGGATTTGCGACACGCCCACGCCGTGGGTTGGTATTTTTTCATGCACAAGCTTTTTTGATAAAATTGCTTCTGGGGGGCCAGCGTGGCTCCAGTGACCATCTATATTACCAAGAACATTACAATACTGTCTAATAAGAAAGGTATAAATATCTTTTAGTAAAATATCAAACTCTTCGCTTTGCCCACAAAAGAACATATCACCAACTGTCCAAAAGCCGTTCTTTTGTACGTGTTGCCATTGAAATTTTAATCGTGGCGTACAGGCTTTTTGAAAGATATCTTTTTTTTGACTTTCGTTATGCATACCTAGAATGTTATCGAGCCTAAATTTAATTACCCCATCATACTTGAAATCGTTTTCTTTTTCATAATCTATCTTTAAATTTGCTGCTTGTTCCCAAGAATATATTTGTCCAGAGTGTGTTCCATCAAGCCAACGACCAATCCCATCATTTTTGCTCCACCTCCCTGCGGTGTATGACTTGTTTTTATTACTCCAGCATTGATTGTTTGTAGCTTTCTGTAAAAGGATTAAGGCTTCCATATCTCCTATTAGTTTTTCACATTCTTTTTGTCTTTCAACGACAATTGCTTTCGGTTTATAAATTTCTATTAGTTCTTTTTTAAGCTGTTCTTCATCTTCTAAAAATTCATTATCAACAGTATACTCTGAACAGGTTTTAACTCTATACCACTGATCGCTCCACGCATGTATAAAAAAATCAAATTCATATCCATCCATTTTAAAAAAGTCCAAATGACTTTTATAGCAGTACCTAAATGTTCTGGGTTGCCCTGCGAAGATTACAGCTATTCTTTTATTGTCCATGAGCGTTTATAACCCTTTTTTTAATTTCTGTTGCACTAATACCTCTTGTATAAGGAATATAAACTAGGGTTATTTGATTATCATCTAGCCACTGCTGGTCAAAACACATTTGTTTGTAATAGTCTTTTTTTGCCCAATCATCACCAATAGCAATTATATTGGGTTTAACTGTTAATATACATGATCGACTATCTTCTCCTGCTCCGTTTAGAATTACTTCATCTACAAATTTACAGTAACGTAAAGACTGTTCTCTTTCTTTGTAATTCAAAACTGGTTTTTGTCCTTTAAACCTCTCAACAAAGTCATCTCTATTAAGTGCTACCACTACTTTATCAGCAATGTTTTTGCATTGCTTTAGAAAGTTTTGGTGGCCAAAATGAAATAAATCAAAAGTACCACCTGTATATAAAACTCTTTGATTATCTTGCATTGTTTCTGTACTCCGTAACATTTCCCAAGTTTACAATAGGATCATCAAAGATTGGGTCTTTCATGACATCCATAAAGTCATTAAATTTTTCATGAGTCTGTTTCCAAATAGCATGTTTTTCATATTCTTCAACTGTCCAAGTGCCCCAATCGCTAACCAAAGAGAAGTAACACTGATCAACTTTAAGTTTTTTTCCTAGTTCTATAAAGCCAACCATATCTTTGTAGTTTGTTTTTTGTACTACAAAATCTAATCTAAGAAAATTAATTTTATTTTCCTGCCTAAGTTTTGAGGTGTGTTCTAGATTTTTCATGAGCGCAGACCAATTTCCCCCACGCCGCACTATGTCATAAGTTTCTTCTCGGCAAGAATCTAAAGATATTAAAACATTGTTTATGTTTTTATGTATCTTGTGCATTTTGTCCCAGTAGCTTTGGGTAAACATAACACCATTTGTTTGTAGGTTTATTTTGACATTTGGATACTTGTCACCATCAATACTAAACAATAGCTCTCTAAATATTTTTGAACCAAATGGATCACCTGAACCTGTTACATTAATAAAAACTTCTCTATCATGCGGTTCACCGAATGCCTCGTTAATTATCTTGTGCTGTATGAGCATCTTTCTCTTGTGAATGGGGCCTTCTGTTATGTATATTTTATTGATGCGGCAGCTTGGACAAGCAAGGTTGCAAGAAGGGTCGTAGCACAAATTGTAAGTTAGCGGGGTTAAATCGCGTATCTGTTTGTTGTCTATTATCTTTCTAAGGCGCGTATCAGTTATTTCGGATGTTTTGGGTAAGCTATCGTTTTGTATGACTGGGCATAGTTTTTTATTACAGTATTTATAACTTCCATCTAAAATACTTTTTCTTATTTCTTGGTTTATCTTGGAATTAAAAGCTTCCGAAACAGATTGTGTCGTTAACTTGCCCACGACAACATTTAGCCATGTAGGACAGCAGACAAAAACTTTTCCATCTCCTAGGTCTTGAGCCTCAAAGTAATCAAATGGCTTGCTACAAAATCTACCTGATAAATCTTTTTCTTTATTTAGGGTATCTTTGCTTTCTCTTTTTCCATCTTCTTCATGGAGAAGAGGTCTTAGGGAAATTTTTCCATGATTATTGTTCATATCATGTCTGGGTTTTTAGATTTCATTTTTTTATTTAAGATTTCTAAGCCCCGATGATGTAAATTAATCGCTGTTTGTGTGCTTACATTCATCTTCTTCCCTATTTCTGACCAAGGCATTTTTTTCTTGTCAGTCTTAAAATATCTAAGGTTAAAAACCTCTTTTATACGCGGGTCTTTAAGTTGAGCTAGTATTGAAAATATATATTGCACTTCTAGTTTATTTTCTTCATCTTTTCTGTCGTCTGATTGATCTATAAAAAAATCTAAATCATCGTTGGTTTCGACATTTATCAAGTAGCCTTTACTATTAATAGCATTAAGACAATGGTATCGAACCTGATTGCCTAGCCACGTAGAGAATTTTACTTTTTTTTCTGGCTTAAAAGACAAAGCTGATTTGTAAACAATATAGTCTTTGTCCTCGTAAATGTCATTAAAAGGCACACCAGAAGCGCATAGCGCGGGGGTATACTTTTTGTATATGTCTACACAAAGAGCCGAGTGTCGATTTATTAGCTCTTTGAGACTGTTGTTGCAGGATTCTAATTGTATCTTTGCTACTAGTTCTACATCAGTAATTTTTTCCACTGCTCTCCCCCATTTTCTTTTAGCCATCCAAGAAATGTTTCAATTTCTTCGGTAACAGTTTCTTCGATTAGTGATTCATGCACATCTTTAATTGATGCTATAAAATTTGCGGAATCTTTTACAAGCGGGTCGTTTTTAAGCTCTTCTGTATTTTTCGCTTCAAGAGGAACTCTTAATTCGGCGGCTTCGTCTGTTTTCACTAAACGCTGGATGTATACAACAATACCTTCATTATTTTTAATCCATGAAGCTTCATCATTTTTGTACTGATTATAACGAACATCTGTGATACAAGCTATGTCTGGTCGCTCAGTATCATTTTTAATTCTTTCTTTTGTTTTGTTTATCCAGTATTGACCTTCTGTCTTATTTCTTTTTATGACCCCGTGTGCTATCAAAAACGGCCTTATTTTTTCTTTGTCGATGCGATCACAGTTAACTGCGTCAATGCCGTATTGATTGGTTGTCCATTTGTTTACTTCATACTTTAACTCATCGCCAAATGAGTATCTTTTAATTGTTATAGACCTTTTTTCAAGGGCTTGTTTTAGGTGGGTAAAAAATGTATCTTTGCCGCAACCTGCAACACCAGCCAATCCTAGTAACGCTGAGTCTTTCATTAGTTTTTTGAGGGGTCTATTTCTTCACTAGCTTCATTTATGAAATGATAGCATATTAAAAGTAAATTATTTATATCAGACTCATTAATGTCTTTGGGGTCGCACTCATCATCTTTAACATTCAAAACTTCACAGAAACTATTAAGAAGTTGAGAAATAAGCATTGCTGTCTTGGGGGAAAGCTTGACATCTTGACCAAAGGACTCAAAGTTTTTATTTAACACCCAATAATAGTCATTTTTAATTTCAGTTCCTTTGACGATCTCAAGTTTTTCAAATTCTTCCAAAGCACATTTCACGGCTGCTTTGTCAGCTTTTTCTGCATTTGGTATAAGATTTTCCATATCTTCATCAAAATTAAACTTTTGATTTACAGAAAACCACTCAAAAAGCTTATTGGAACCCTCAAGAACTGTCATAGCATGTTAATATCGTATATTTTATATAAAAAAGCAAAAAAAAATTTGACTTATAAAAAGAAAAATAATATACTATCATCGTATGAATACTGAGAATAATACCCCCACAAAGCGTCGGGGCCGTCCTCCGTACAATGTTCAGTGGCCTGAAGAAAAATTCACGGCCAAAGATGTATATCAAACATTGGATGGAAAATTGTCTGCCGTTTCTGTACAGCTTAAAATCAACAGGGCTGTAAAGAGTGGTGAGCTAGAAAGGGTCGGTCAAAAACGTCAGTCGATGGGGCGTCCCACAGTTGTTTACCGCATGGTAAGCCCAACACAGCACTCAGAAAGCTAAAACAGTCTATGTATTAGCTGGTGCTTGGGGGCGGCTTTTGTCGCCCCCATTTTTATTATGAAAAAATCACAAAGATTAAGCTGGCAAGAATACGCTCTTCAATTAGCTAGTGTTGCCGCAAAAAGGAGTGAAGACCCCTATTTAAAAGTGGGGGCCTGTGTTCTCAGACACGATAATAGTGTCGCTGCTGTTGGTTATAACGGCGCACCTCCAAATATTGAAATAGATTGGACCAATCGAGATGAAAGAAGAAAGCGCGTTGTACACGCTGAAATCAATGCCCTTCGATACGTTAAGCCTTATGAATGTTACTTACTAGCTTGCACACATTTACCGTGCAATGACTGTTTAAGGAGTATCGCCTCTTATGGAATTACTGATGTAGTTTTTGGTGAATTATATGATAAAGACCTTTCTTCTTTAGAAATTTGTCAGGAATTGAATATAAATATAAAACACATTTTAAAATTCTCATGAATATTGGAATTATAGGTAACGGATATGTGGGTCAAGCAACTAAAATTTTAGGATGCAAGGACGAAGCAAATGACCTAGATGATAATTTAGTTTTAGTTTATGATATTGATGAATCTAAGCGTGTGCCGCCAGATTTAAAAATGTCTGATCTTCAAATGTGTGATGTTGTCTTCGTCTGTGTGCCTACGCCAGCAAGGGCAGATGGCACTTGTGATACCCGTATAGTAGAGACTGTAATAAGCGACCTTAAAGACTTGGATATCACTAGTATTGTAGTTAGGTCAACCGTGCCTGTTGGCACTTGCGAAAGGCTTGGTGTAGCTTTCATGCCTGAATTTCTCACGGAAAGAAATTGGGAAAACGATACCAAAAACACAAAAGACTGGATTATCGGATGTGACCATCAGGATGACAAGCTTTTTAAAACTGTAATGAAAAGAATATTTGTTACAGCAAAAAGAAATGGAAGAATTAAGGGGGCTAATTTTGTTTGGGCATCCACCAAAGAGGCTGAAGCTGCTAAGTTAGTAAGGAATGCGTTTTTAGCCACAAAGGTTTCATTTTGTAATGAAATTTATGATTGGTGTTCGGAATTGAATATTAATTATGATGCGATAGCACAGCTTATGGGTATGGACGAACGGATTGGTACGTCTCATACTTCAGTTCCGGGGCCAGATGGTAAAAGAGGATATGGAGGAACGTGCTTTCCAAAAGACATGAATTCTCTTCTAAACCAAATTAAAAGCGCATCTAATAGTCACATAGTTAGTGCCGCTGTTTACCGAAATGAAATAGTAGACAGGCCAGAAAAAGATTGGAAACAGGATAAAGGAAGGGCTGTAAGTGATAATTAACTTTAAAAAAAATCATCCAGACGCAATTATACCAACAAAAAATTCTGAAGGAGACGCTGCTTACGATTTATTTTCAGTAGAAAGGGCTATTATCGGGCCAATGAATAGAGCCTGTGTCTCTACTGGTTTAAACATAGAAATTCCACAGGGCTTTTATGGCAGGATAGCTCCAAGAAGCGGTCTTGCAGTAAAACAAGGCATTGATGTGTTAGCTGGGGTAATTGACTCAAGCTATCGTGGTAATTTAGGCGTAGTTTTAATTAATTTAAATTTTCCACAAGAGTTATTTACCCCAAACCACATGAAAGGGGGCGTTCAATCTTATGAAGCTTTATTTGGTTCTCGTCAAAATGTTGATCTCCCTGCGGGTTCAAGAGTGGCACAATTAATAATCGAAAGATGTTACAATGCCGAATGGCAAGAGGTTGATGAACTTTCTGACTCCGTAAGGCAGGAGGGTGGATTTGGTAGTAGTGGAATTTAAAATAGAATTTTAGAAAGTAATTAATATATTAAATATTATGTCTGACGTATTTAAATCAAATCCGCCAATCTTGTTGCTGGAACTTGAAGAGGTTGATAATAATGTTGGCCCAGTGCTTATAAACATGGAAAACGTTCTTCATTACCAAGTCATAGAGGGTCAAGGAACTATTATTAGTTTTATTGGGGGTGATGTGCTTCGGGTAAAAGAAGAGTTGACAGCAGCTTGGTTAAGAGATAATACTTAGAAAAAGGGCAGAACCCCTTTTAAGCTCGCTGAGAGTAATCAGTGGAGTTTTCCTGAGATAACCGAAATCAGTAGGGTGGAAGTTGGCTTACTTCCAAATCAAGGGACAGCCTCCTATAGCAAATACATAGGAAACAAAGACGCATAGTTAGTTACTATGGCAATGCCCAGCGTGTTGTGGTAGGCAGTCGTAAGTGGAGTTTTTGAGCACAGTCTCTCCCGCCATTTATCTGAATGGTAGATTGTTACGATTTTTAATCGTCCGTATTCGTGTCGTAGAGTTTCAAATCCTCTCTACATTAAAAATAAAGGGGCCTAAAAAGAGTTTAGAGACACTAATCACGGTATCCCCCTAGTGGGGGTACTGTGTCTTTAATCTTCCTAAAAGAGTTATTAAGACTTTTAAAAACAAAATTTTGTTAAATCACTAAAAACTTTATATTATTGATAATATGTTTAAGCTTTTAAATATAGAGCTTTTGTTAATTTTTAGTTGTTTTATTACCACTGTGTTCATAGTGTGGTTTAAAACTAATGCGGTAGTAGAGTACGGTAAATTGTTAGGATTTAAGAATTTATTATGGATAGAGGATTATGAAAAATATATTTGTGATAATCTTGATGGTGATTACATAACATTTTTGGCTTGTAAGCATAATAATTTTTTAATAAGACTAATCACATGTCCATTATGCCTTGGTGTTTGGTATTGTCTATTTGCTAGTATACCTATGGGAATTGTTCACTTTTGTCCTCTTTATATTTTGAGTCTTATAATGTATTTCACGGTTGTTAAAATAGGTGACTTATGAATGAGCTATCAATCTCAACCTTGGGAGAACTACTAGAGTTATTACAACAAATGGGAGAAGCTCCTACCGATGTGCAGAAACAATTTATGAATTTAGTTGCGGGTTTACCGTATGGTTGTAACTGCAACAGAACACAAAGAAAACAAGAAGCCATAAGGGGTTATCATTATATATCAACCTCATTTACTGAAACTCAGAAAGCTAAACTTAAACAAGTAAGAAATGTTAACACGATTAAATTTTATTTTAATGGAGAATTAATACATGAGTTCTAAAGAAAAGATAGAGTACAACAAGAAAATGATCGGCAAAAAGATCATGGTCGTTTCTAAGCCTTCTTATGAAGCTGTCGTTGTAGATATTGTGGATGAAAATACTTTTGCTGTACAAAGAAAACTGTCCAGTAAAATCATTCATGTAGATATTTATAATGTAAGATCACTAACTGAAAAATAATTATGCCTATATCAAAACATATAAAAAAAAGACAAACTGCAAGACAGTTTAGAAAAAAACGCAACCTACGCAAAGCCGCTGCCCAAGCCTCGTTAAAAACTCAAAAGCTGGGGTTGATGAGGGCTGTAGACATAGTTGAAAAACAATCGTCAGTATAAAATGCCTGAAGCCAATATAAAAAAGGTTAATGATTGGGGCCAAGATTCTACCAGCTACATATACGAGAATCCCAAAGGTAAAATCAAGTTAACAGAGCAACCTACGTTTTCCACACACCGAAGTGGTTGGGCATATGCTATAAATGCACTATCCTCGATTCATAATTCGGCGGGTGTAAACTTTTACGGCTTTTTAGAAAACGAGTTTTATTGGCAAAAGCAAAATACTATTTTACCATTTCAAAATTCATGGGTTGGCTTTCTTCACAACCCTCAGAATTACCCTTGGTGGTTTGGTCCCAAGGGTTTGCCAGAGGTGATTATTAACTCTTGGGAGTTCCAAGATAGCTTAGAATACTGTAAGGGGTTGTACACCCTTACAGAGCATCACGCAAGTTTCCTGAGAGAGACTCTTAATGTTCCCGTTAATGTGCTTTATCACCCCAGCGAAATTCCAGAAAAGCAGTTTTCTTTTGACGCCTTCATGAAGAATGCCCAAAAAAGAATTCTTAATGTGGGCTACTGGCTAAGAAAGGTAAACTCAATTTATTATTTACCCATAGATAATAACATTTATACTAAAACCAAACTACTTCCATACAAAGAGGGTAGTGATCCTCATAAATTTGTTAATAACCTAAGACAAAAAGAGCTAGACTTTGAACACCAAACAGCACTTGAATATAACTACTATTACAGCGAATCAATTGGCTATGTAGAGGAGCTTTTCGGGCTTTCAAATGATGAATATGATGACATTTTTTGTGACAACATAATATTTTTAGACATGTATACCTGTAGTGCTAGTAATTCTATTATAGAATCCATTGCTAGAGCCACGCCTATATTAGTAAACCCAATACCACCAGCTATTGAATATTTAGGTGCGGAATATCCATTCTATTTTAGAAGCGTTGAAGAAGCTATTGATAAGGCTTTTAACATGGAACTGATACGACAAGCTCATGAGTATTTAAAAACTTGTGAGATGAGGAAAAAGCTAACAGGAGAGTATTTTCTTGAAGATTTTCAAGAAACAGAAATTTATAAATCAATTTAAATTTACGGAAATGGATGATGTTCAATTCATCATAATAGCTGCCACGCCTCGTTCTGGAAGCACAACCATGCAAAGAATTGTATCCACTACACCTGATGCAAATATAAACGGTGAGAATGCCAATTTTATTGGCTTATTGTTACGTGCATACAAAAGTCTTAAAAAAACTGAGGAAATGCTTCAAATGTCTCGTGATGTAAAATTTTCTAGGAAAGCTAAATACTTTAAGCACCCCTCTTACAAACCCTGTTGGGAGAATAACTTTGTTTTTAAAGAATTTAAATATAACTTAAAAAAAATAATTTATGATTTTCTATATGTAAAACATAAAAAAATCTTAGGCTTTAAAGAGATTCGCTTTCTTAAACTAGATTTACTTGACGAATTTATAGAATTGTTTCCTAATACTAAAATAATATTACATTGCAAAGAGGATACTTACAGCCAGACTCATTCTGAGAGTAAAGCAAATTGGCTTAAACCCGAAGACGAAGAAATTTTAAAGCGTAGAAACGCTGAAATGAAAGCTAAACAATTAAGTAATCCAGTAAATTATTACTACAGCAGCTTTGAAAACATGTTTGATGTAAAAGAAATGGAAAAATTGTTTAATTTTTTGGGGTACGAAATTGACAAAGTTAAGTATACTGAAATTATAAACGATGATAGAGGATAAATTTATGAATCCATTTGATTTTTTTGATGACATTTACTGTATTTGTATTTCTTCCAGAAAAGAAAAGAAAAGAAAGGCAGAACAACAATTTAAACAGCTTGGCATTTTTGATAGGGTAGAATTTTTTGAGGCCATTCTAAGCGAACCTTATTGGGACGGATGTAGAGAGTCTCACAAAGAATGCGTTAGAAGAGCTAAGGAAAAGGGGGCCAGAAATGTTCTCATTTTTGAAGAGGATGTTCTTTTTTTGCACAAAGACCACAAGGCTTTAGAAAAGTGCTTGGATGATTTATCAAAAACTGATTGGGACCAGTTTCTTCTTGGTGGAGTGGTAAAAGAGGTAAAATCGCATGTTACTGAAAATCTGTGTTTAGTTAATGCTTATCATACCCATGCTCATGCACTCAATAGAAAATTTTTTGATACTGTTTTGTCTTTCGAGGGAGACAACAACAGATATTATGATGACGGAAAAAGGGTTTGGAGCAGGGGGAGTATTGATATTTTTTTAGCAGAAAAGACTCTTAAATACATGATAAAACCGATAATGGCAATTCAACCAGATAAGGGAAGCAATACCCTACAGCGTTACTACGATAATGTCTTGTAATTACGAAAACCAGAGAGTTGAAGAGCTAAAAATCTTCCTAGCTCCACACTTTGAAACTTTTGAAGATTTAGATATTTATTTTTGGATATCTGGTGGGGCTATACTCAGTTTTTTTGCTGGCCAAAAACCTAGTGATATAGACGTTTATTTTCCCACAAAAAAAATGTCTGATCAAGCAGTTGGCCTACTTAAGAAAAGGGGTTTCAAAATCGAACACGAGTGGGAAAATAATAGAGTTTTAAAAAAATCTCAACTGACTTACGATGTTATACATGAATTTAATAACCCAAACCAAATATTTGAAAACTTCGACTACACTATTTGCATGTCTTACTTGGACTGTAAAGGCAAATGGAAGTGCCACCCAGACTATTTTACTCATTTAAATTGTAGAAAAATAGTTAGAAATCAGAAATGTATTGAAAACCGTTCTAAGATTAAAAAGCTACACGCAATAACAGAAATAAAAAGACTGTTAAAAATGATTAACAAGGGCTTTTCTATTGATCCTGAAAACCTGAAGATTTTTTTAGAAGATAGTAGAGATATTATTCTCTCTGAGTACGAATATATTGAAAAAATAAAAAATCTAGACTAAGATAAGATTATGAAGTCTAAACCTAAAAAAGTCCAAAAGCAGTGGGGTTACGAGCTTTGGCTTGCTAATGATGAAGAAAATAATTACTGCGGAAAAATATTACATGTAAAAGCTGGCAATCGCTTTAGTATGCACTTTCATTCTGAGAAGCACGAAAATTTCTATGTATTAAATGGGCATTGCAGGTTAACGACTATTGACACTAGCACAACCACTAACATTGTTACTGACTTGTATGAAGGTGATTGCTATGTAATTGATAGGCTTGTGCCCCACCAAGTTGAAGCTTTAACCGACTGCGACATCATTGAAAGCAGCACATTTCACCGCGACGAAGATAGCTATAGAGTATGGAGAGACTGATATACCTTTTTGATGTAGATGGCACACTAACACCTCCAATGAAAAAGATGGAGAGCGGTGGTACGATGCGCTTTTTGAACTGGATGAAAGATAAGCAGGTTTACATAGTAGCTGGTAGCGACAAAAAAAAGGTAAACCAACAACTGCCAGCCAGTATTCTTTCTAGGGTAATGGGTGTTTTTTGTTCGTCAGCAAATGAGCTTTGGGATCAAAATACTCTCATCTATAAGAATGACTGGACTCCGAGTAATAATCTTTTGGATTACCTTTCAAAACTGTATCACGATTCTCATTTTACTCCGAAGGGTAAAAACTTTATAGAAATAAGAACGGGTATGCTTAACTTTTCGGTTGTTGGACGCGAAGCTGTATTTGAACAAAGAGACATATATAATAAATGGGACAACAAAAATAAAGAAAGACAAAATTTTGCCTCGCAAATAAAATCAAAATTTCCTGATATTGAAGCTTGTGTTGGGGGGCAGATAAGTATAGACATTTATCCAAAGGGGCAAGACAAGTCTCAGGCGAGCATGTGGGTAACAGAAAACTTAAAAAAAGAAATGGTTTTCTTTGGTGACAAATGTCAACAAGGAGGAAATGATTACCCAATCGCTAATGACATAATCCAGCGAGGATGCGGAACCTACCACAATGTTAAATCTTACAACCACACTCTAGAAATATTAGAAAATAAATATTAAATAAAATATAATGGTGGTATGAGACTCGATCACATTGCTTACAGAGTTAAAAATCGCTATAAAACAGCGAAATTTTTCGAGGATACACTAGGCTATAAGCTTGGAACAGAGTTTCAGATAGAATTTGATGATGAAAGTACCGCTGACTGCTTGGCTCTAATTCCACCCGAAGAAAGACCGCCCTTTACCGCCCTTTGGAGGCGGTTCAATGTAATACAGATTGATGCTAAACGCCAAGAGTCTTTTGAGTTTCATGCATCTCCTGAAATTTTTGTGAGTGATGGCCCTGATGGGTCAATTGTAGGAGATTGGGTAAAAGAAAGAGGTGGCATAGGTGGAGTTCACCACATGGCTTATGAAGTAAGTGATGTAGAAAAAACAATGGAAGAGTGGAAGAAAAAAGGCTATGCTGAATTCTACTCAGATAAACCACTAAGTTGCCCCGGTTTGGTTCAGGTGTTCACAAAACCATCAGAACTGACTGGGGTAATTTATGAACTTATTAATCGCGAAGGAGAAGGCTTTTGCAAAGATAATGTCAAGGCTTTAATGGAAAGCACTAAAAATGTTTAAAGGTAAAAATTATATTAATGGACAGTGGGAAACCACACAAGAAAGTTACAGTAAGATAAACCCAGCAACAGGCGACGTACTGGGTATTTTTCCTGAAACTAAAGAAGAGGGTGTTAAAAAAGCGATTGATGTTGCTCGTGAGACATTTGAAAAGTGGAGAAAAGTTAGTCGGTTTGTTCGCTCTGACTATATGAACAAGGTGGCGCAAATAATTGAACGCCGTAAAGAAGAACTAGCAAAGGTTATTTCACTTGAAACCGGAAAAAACTACAACGAAAGCATCGCAGAAGTTAATGAAGCCTTACATATGGCACAGTTTGCTTTTGGCTCTGGCCGTTATAGTCATGGTGAAGCTGTGGCTTCAGAAATTGAAGATAAAGATTCTTACATGCTTAGGAAGCCAAAAGGTGTAATAGCTATAGTAACTCCATTTAATTTTCCGTTAGCTATTGGCATGTTTTGGAATGCTGCCCCTGCTATCGTTGAAGGAAATACCGTTGTAATAAAACCAAGTGAAGATGCCCCAATGTCAACTCAAATGGCTGTTGAAATTTATGAGGAAGCTGGTCTGCCTCATGGGGTCATTGGTTTGGTTCATGGCGGTGGTTCTACTGGTGACAGTTTGGTTCACGGTGATGTCGATCATATTTGTTTTACTGGTAGTGCCGCAGTCGGACAACATATTCGTAAAGTGGCTGCTGAATCTTGGAATAAAACTACCTCTTGCGAATTAGGTAGTAAATCAGCTTGTATTGTTTTCGATGATGTAGAAATGGATTTAGCACTTGAAGCAGGTATTGCAAGTGCATTCAAGCTTTCGGGTCAACGCTGCGTATCTTCTGGGCGCATGATAGTTCAAAGAACCATCTATGATGAATTTGCTGCAAGATTTGCCGAAGAAGCTTCTAAGTTAAAAACAGGCAACCCATTCAAAAAGAATATTGGAACCTGTGGTACTCCCGCTGCTATTTGTTGGGATGAGATTGTACCTAACGAAGAAATATATTATGGGCCGATTATTAATAATCAAGGCTATTCAAAAATTAGACACTACAATAAAATGGTTAATGATGACCCTCAAGCAGAGGTTTTACTTTCTCCTGTGTATACCGGAGAAAATGGATCATACTATTGTACTCCGATGGTTTATAAAACGGAGTGGCGGGATGCGGAGTATTTAAAGAATGAAGTTTTTGGCCCCCATGTAGCCATTATACCATTTGATACTTTAGAAGAAGCCATCCGTATCTATAATGATACAGATTACGGATTAGCAGTCGGTGTCCTTACAAATGATTTTCGTAAGGCTAGAGTCTTACGAGATGAATGCGATGCAGGAATGATTTACTGGAACGGTGGCTCTATTGCTGCCGAATCCCATCTTGCTTTTGG